CTGTACCAGCGATAGTTCTTAATCCATCTGGTGCTAAGAATATAACATCTCCACCAATCTCTTGTATACTACCACCATCTCTACAACCTATATTTCTTGTAACTTCTTGTACTGCAAAATTACTAGATGATGTACCTGTTAATTTATATATTCTATCTTGACAGAATATAATTAATTCATTTCTAAATACTTTTAATCCTACAACTGTTGAGTCAACTCTAAATGATCCTGCACCACTAGCTGATGTAAAATTATCTTCTGCAAATGGTACACTAAATATAACTTCTTCTGGATTACTTGCACCAGCATAAAACATATGGTTTTGAAATGCTTTTACAAACTTTGGATTGCTTGGAGCTGTACCGCCACCTGTTGCATTTACTACATCTACTGCAAAACTAGAATTAATTATTTGTGCAGGTGAATGTCCAGTTGCAATAACTATTTTTTCAGTGCCATTAAAATTAAATTTTTCAAAATCATAGGCTCTAGTAGATGTTCCTAAACCTGTAGTTAATGTTGTAAAACTACCAGATGTAGTTCCTCTATGTATATCACCACCTCTTGCAACTATTACTTGTCCATTAAATACTATAGAGCAATCTACAATTAAACTACTATTACTAGATCCTTGTGGTATTTGTGTTGTATTATATAATGCTGTGCCACTAACACGTCTATATCCACCTTTAATATCAGGTTCAAAATTTTGTAATAATAATGCTTCTCCAGGTTGCATTGAAAAGACATCTTTGTTTAATGTCAATCCACCAGCACAACTTACAACAAAAGGTGAAATTAAATCAGTAGTTGGCATCTTTATCTTTGTCCATTCGTTTTATTTTTAATTTTTCTAATCTATCAGATTCTTTTTGTGTTAATGGTCCAAAGGTATCTCTATTGCCTTCTTTTGTTTTTAGTATTTCAAAATCTTTTTTTTCTCTTTTTTGCATTTTGCTAGGAGTTTCATTTAAACCATTATTCATCATTCTTACAGCTTTTCTTTCTGCGTATCTCATATTATCTTCTGGCTCTTGCATTTTTTCCATAGAAAATTGTCCTTTTTCCATTAGTTAACTCTACCTCCAATATTAGTTGCTACACTTTCTGTGATAGAATCACTACGCATATAATCATTCTTAGTAGCATAGTCTACTTTTAATAATCTAAGTTTTCTTTGAAAATCTCTATCGGCTAATTGTGCATGTTGTGGATCTGATCTTAACATGTAAGTATAATATTTAGCTCTATCTACAATTAAAGGTCTAAATCTATCTGGTAAAGACATATTATCACCATGTGCAGATAAATCAGTGTGTGTTTTATAATAATTATAACTTACTTGAAAATCACTTTTGTTTGGTCTTGGACTTACTCCAAAAGCAGTATAACTTGGTAGTATATACATTCTTAGTGGGTCACCATAATTACCACTTCTATTTCTATCATCTTGTGCTTTATAATTTTGTAAGTAATGGTCGTATGATATAAAAGTTAATTTTCTATTTAATATTTCACTTCTAGAACATCTAACATAATCTACATCTAGCTGTACACCATCTGCTTCTACATATATAAATGAGTTCTGTGCTGTAGCTGTAAATACAGTATTAAGTATTTTACCTTCTCTAAAATCAGTAACAGCTACTGTCTTACTTAAATTTTGTGTTCCACCTGCTGTTGTGCCAACTCTAACAATTAAAGCACTTGTAGAACTATTAGGACTTAAAACTCTAATCTGTAAATTATATTGTTTGTTTACTACAGTTTCTACAGATTGATATGCAGCTGCATCATTTAAATTTAATCTACCATTACCACTTGTTGTATGTGATGGTGATCCATCTCCAGTTGTCCAGTTATTTATATTAGATGTAAACTCACCATTAGTAACTAATTCTCTAGGTCCCATTGTAAATGAGTCTATATCTACTTTTCTCAAATCAGCTGGTAAATCATATTCATTATCACCAACTATTAAATTCTGTGTTGTTCTTTCGTATAACAAAGGTATTTCACCACCTTCATTATAAATATCATGTATGCCTTTATTAATAAAATCTTTTACGGCAGTTTGTATACCTCTACTAGAGCTAAACGTACTAGAAGTTAATTCTGTTTCGTTTAATTCTCTAAGTACACTATTTGTCAGTGTTAAGTAAGTTGTTGCCATTCTGTAATAACTCTAATATTTTATCAAGTTTTTTTTCTTGATTATTAATTCTGTTTTCTAATTTAGTAACCCTCATAGTATTATCAGCTGGGCCTAGTAAAGTAATTTTTTGTCCTGTGCTAGCTCTAGTTTTTTTTGTTAAATCGTGAATAGTCATAAATTTCCTAAATATTATAAGGGGTATTAAATTAAGGGGGACATATAGCCCCCCTTAAAATTAAATAGATTACACAGCAGTATCTTGCTGAGAATCTGTATTTCTATCAGTTTCGTCAATACCTGATACATCACATAGTACTGCAAATACACGGATTTTACCCGCTGTCGCATCTGCACTTAGTACTAATACATCAAGAGTATCCGCACTTGCAACTATAGTTCTAGCTGTAGCTGTTGGTGCAGAGAATCCTGTAGCGTTAGTATCTCCATCAACGTATCTGTCAACGTCACCACCTGTGATACCTAAATCAAGAGTTACTGAAGAAGATAATGCAGTGATTACCTCAATTCCAGCTTCCATGATTAAAGTTTCTGCAGGGATGTCAAGAGCTCTAAGAACATCATTTTGTGCTGCTCCAGAGTCACCATTGATCGCTGCTACGTCAATTGTATTTTCAACTAAATAAGGTGTTCTACCATTAGACGGATGTCCAGTAGTTCCACCAGCTGCTGTTAAGTCATAAGTAGCCATAGTTCTCTATTATCCTCCTAATTACCCTATTGTTATAACGCCTCTTTGGACTGCTTCACTTCTAAGGATTTTTCTTCCAAATACGTGTAGTCCTCTGACAACGTCTGCGAATGAATCAGGGTCTCTGATTAATTCAGTTTTTGCTATATGATTGACAGTTGCAACTCCTGACATATGTCCGTATAAGAACACATGCTCATTTGATCCTGAAGAACCAAATGTGTGATTTGTTGCATTTCCACCTGATACAGCGATAGCGTTTGATTGGTACATGTTAAAACCAAATAATGGTCTGTCTGTGACCATACCATTTCTGATTTGTGATGAACCGCCATCAGCCATTACTGATTGGTCGGAAAGTTTAGCACCTGCTTTTCTTAGTTGCTCAAAGAATTCAGGTGATGAAACTAGCCATCTGTTTTCTTCTGGCACATCATTTCTGTCCAAGTTCTTTTTAGCAGTTGATACTAAGTTTGCTAAAGTATCTACCGCTGCATCACCATCGATTGGTGAAGCGTCAGTTCCTGTTCCAGTACCATCACTTGCATTGTCATAAATAAATTTCAATACATTGTAATCGTAGTTTTTCTTTAATGAATATGCACCTGAAGAGGTTGCAAGAGCTTCAAAGTTTACATGAGATTGTCTTTCTTCAATGTCATCTACTTTAAAAGCAAAATAAGAACCTTGGTCAACTGTCATAGTTATTTGATCATCTGCTAATACTTGTGTGTCAACTGTTTGACCTCTAGCATAATCTCTAACTGTGATTGTTGGCTCCTTAATGATTCTTACTGTATCGCCAAAATTTTCAATTTCTCCAGCGTAATCAGTGTTAGTAATATCCTCTACCACTGATGCTCTTCTGAAGAATTTTTGAACCTTCTGACTAAAGATTTGTGGAGTAAAATTACCTGAAGGTAAATTATTATATCCACTAGAACTTCCAAAAGCCATGGTTGTTCCTCCTATTGTTTAGTTAGATTGTTAATTATAATTAATTCTACCTTCTAAACGTGCAAGGTCAATCTCCTTTTCAAACTTTTCAAACTCATGAGGTTTTAATTTAGCAATCTCACTAGTTGTCCAAATTTTTTTCTTTGGTATATCAGAATCAGTAGCTTTTTTAGTTTTAGAAATTGCTTTAGCAGCTTCTTTCTTAACATC